CGCGGATATCTTGTCGCCCCCGGTCAGGTTCTTGAGCTTTGATTCCGCCCAGCGTCGTCCCTGCTCGGTTTCGATGGCCGCGACGAAGCGTGCGCCGCGCAGGCCCGCCATGTCGGTCGGGTGCCGGTCTGTGCGAGTTTCCATGAAGGTGTCCATCGGCGCGTTCGTGGCGTAATCACCGAGGATGGAGGCCAGCGTGTTCACGAACACAGACTTCCCATTCGCACCTGTGCCGTAGAGGAAGAACAGGGCGTGTTCCTGCGTCGAGCCGGTCAGCGCATAACCAACCACTCGTTGCAGATAAGCCTGCAACTCCTTGTCGCCGCCTGTCACCTCATCGAGGAACTGCCTCCAGGTCGGGCAATCGCCTCCGGGCGTAGCCGTTGTGATCTTGGTGATGCGGTCAGCGCGTTCGTGCTGGCGCTGCCGACCTGTCTTGAGGTCGACCACGCCACCAGGGGTATTGAGCAACCACGGGTCGGCGTCCCATTCGTCGCTGGTGGCAGCGTGCCTGCGATCCGCTCGTGCCAGCCGTTCCACCCCACTGACCGTGCCCGAGCTGGCGAGCTTGGCAGCTACCTTGGGGTTGTCGGCACGCACGGCGGTGTGCCGGCAGACGCTGCGAATCAGATCGGTGGCGGCCAGCGTGTCCTCTGTGCGCCAGCGATTACCATCCCACACCAGCCACCGTCCCCAGGTCGCAACATAGCGCCAGTCGCGGTGGTAGCGCCGCGTGAACGCCAGAGCCAGTGCGTCCTCCGTACCCCAGACCGATTCGTCGCTACTGACCACGGGATCGGCGGCCACGGTGACATCGTGCATCTGCAGGCGCGGCCCATGAGCGAGAAAGGCCGCGATGTCAAAGCCTTCGGCGATGGCGTCCGCCGCATCCCATCCCTCGGCTGCTTCCTCGGGCGGATACAGGATGTGGCAGGACTTCGCTCCCGCCGTCAGGATGGCCTGCGCCGCCTGTGTCGCGTACTCCCAGCCCGGCTTGTCGCGGTCAGGCCAGATCAGCACGGACTTGCCAGCCAGGGGCGACCAGTCGGTTTTCTCGACCGGGGCGTTCGCACCGTGCATCGCCGTCGTAGCAGTTACGCCCGCATCGATAAGCGCCTGCGCACATTTCTCGCCCTCGACCAGCACGACCTGCGCGGCATCCTTCATTCCAGGCTGGTTGTAGAGCGGGCGTGGCGAAGGAGGAGCCATCTTTCGCCGCTTGGCGTCCCATGGTCGAAACTCCTTCTTGCGACCGGGCGGATCGTATCGGTACACCACTGCGATCAGCTTGCCGTCGGCATCGTGGTAATCCCACTTGGCCGTGGCCGGTCCAAGATCATCGACAGGCGCTTCCCTCCTGGGCTTTCGCACCGGCACCGACCGGGAACGACCAAGCAAATCGGCAGACTCGTCGAGCACACGATTGAAATCGGTGCGAATGTTTAGCGCTAAATGTCCGGCAATGAGACAAAAAATATCGCCGCCATCGCCTGTGGCGCGATCCGTCCAGAGTCCTGCCTTCTCGCCATCGAGCACCACCTCGAGGCTGTCGCCGGGACTGCCCAGCACATCGCCGATTAAAAACCTGCCCTTGCGTTTCTTGCCTGCCGGGAACATCGTGACCAGTACCGATTCCAGACGAGACAGCAATTCGGCACGCAAGTCCTCCCGTTCGACGTCGCGGCTAGCTTCGGTAGGTTGCGGTGTGTCATTGAAATCAAGCATCCGCAGTCCCTCCAATTACATCGGCGATACCGGCCAGATCACGCGGAATGCGCGATTCGTGTCGCAGCTTTCGCATTGCCTTCATCTGAATCTGGTGAGCTCGACTGAGAGTAATTCCAAGCTCTTGTGCGACATCCTCCAAAGAAGAGCCGGCGAAGAATCGTTCGCGGATCACAGTCGCCTCGCGAGGTGTCAGCGTGTCGATGGCCTCCTGAATGATGCGGCCCGCCTCCGAATGGCTTGCCAGTCGCAAAGGGTCATCGGCGGCAGGCCCGCCCGAGATAAGCGCCTGTACGCTGCCAGCATCCAGATCGACGCTGGAATGGTTCTTTGGTAATGGCTGCAGCTGGGCGTCAGACCACAAATCCGATGGCGATGCATGCAAGAAGTCACACAGGGCCCAAGCGCATTCCCGCAGTAACCCATCCGGCGTCAACGGCGAGCGCGTGAGATTGAGGTACGGTAGCAACGCTCCGTAGTAGCTGATCCCGACGGCAGCTGCGAGCGGGGCTCCGGGCCTGTGGCCAGCATGCTCAATTGCGCGCAACAATCTGGCATTTCGCACGGAAATTCGGACACGGTAGTCACTCATGAAAGCCTCCTTGTGTCGCCAACCACGCAGAGAGCTCCGACATCCGAAAGCGAACCATCTGGCCGACCCGATAGTGCGGGATGCGCTTCGACGTGCGGCTGCGGGGCTTGGTGAGGAAATGCAGCGGCAGGCCCAAGGCATGTGCGGCGTGCTGTGCGCCGACCATCGGCTCCACGACCGGAGGTTGTGAATAGAAATGCTTCATGGTGTTGTCCTCCAGCATCGGTCTTGCCATGTGCACATCCGGCATTCGAAGTGGGTCTGGTCATTGAAGGCGCGAGGCAGGAGCTCTCCTGCCTCGGTTGCCGTAATGACCTTCACCCCTCGATCCGACATGCGCTGGGCCAGGGCTGCGTCAAAAGGCACGAGCTCGGTGTAGATCTCCATCGTGTCGGCGTTGAGTGCCGTGAAGATCGCCGGGTGCTCGTGCAGTTTGAGATAGGCTTGGTAGATCGCCACTTGCGCGGCATAGATGGGCTTGGAAACCGCCAGTCCCTTCTTGTCCAGGTCGCTCCACGATTTGTTGCCGAGGCATTTGCATTCCCAGAGTGCGGGATAGGCGAAGCCATCCGGACCGCCGACGATGACGCCATCGATGTGGCCCTGGAGTCGTCCGTCGGCCGCTGAGAAACCGAACTGCTCGCCATCGGCCTTGCGGGTGCGCAGGTCAAACCCCGCGCCCCGCAGCCACGTGACCATGCAGTCCTCCATGACGTGGCCGCGTTCGAAGATGCGCAGCATCCGCCCGGCAATCTCACGCCCGTGGTCGACTGGTGCCTTGGCGTACTCGAACTGCAGTGCGCGCTCGCAGGCCACGCCGAGGCGCGATGCGCCGAGGTACTGGCGTTCGGACTGGCGGGCGCGAACCTGCTGCATCCCGGCGTCAACCAGGGCGATGACCTGGCCGGAGATGCTCGATGAGGAATTGAAGTCAATCATGGCTTCGTCTCCCATGGCAGGTCGTCCTCCAGATCGGCGAAAGGGCTGGCCATCGGATCGGGGGTCGGAGCCATGCCGCGCACCGGCGGAAACTTGGTTTCCTCGTGGTGTTCAACCATCGCCTCGGTGTAACAAGTGACGATGGCATCGATCACCCGCAGTGCCTCGGCCTCGGAGTAGTCGCCCAGCGGCTTGGCAAATCCGATCTCGCCCGCTGCCTCGCCGAAGGCCTTGAGGCACTGCTTCATCGCGGCCAGCTCGACATCAGACGGATCGATCATGGCGACCTCCTTGATACCGATGTGACCTTCCTTGGCGCGCAGCCAGTTGCCGTACAGCGCGTGAAACGCCTCCTGGCAACGGCGCGAGCAGAACACCCAGTCGATGGGGTAGCGCCGTGGGTCGCCGGTTTTGTGGCGACCGTCGTTGTGCCCGAATCCACGGGCCTGTCGTTTGCAGACCCAGCATTTCACGCCACCTCCTCGAGATCATCGAGCAGCAGGCCCAATTGCAGGGCTGCACCAGCGAAGGCGGCCTCGCAGCGGCGCTTGAAGTCGGGGTAGCTCATCGAACTGCGCGCGATGGCGGTGACCGCGTGAATCTGCGATTCCAGATGCGCCAGCCCCTGCTCGGACAGCCACTGGTGGTGCTTCTGCGAGATACCTTTGCGGTTGCGAATCTCGTCCAGCAACTCATCCGGCAACACCGGGCCGTATACCCAGCGCAGCGTAATCTGGCCAACGACGTGCGGCGGGTTCTGCTCGTGCCCTTGGTATTTCCAGCCGAACAATCGATAAATGGCGCGGTAGTAGTCAGGATGGAAGCGCCGCTCCCACGAGGCGCAGGATTGGCGCAGCAACTTGGAGATCAACTCCTGCAACGCGTCGGGTGCGCGGTGGTGCTGATAGCCGGTAGCTTCGTCGATCAGAGCGACCTCGCCGGTGGTGGCGAGTGCGCGCATGATCGTCAGACAGTTGCCAACGATGCCCTGGCGGGCGCGATGCAACGTGCCCGTGATGGCAGCGTTCACCACGGCAGAGGCGACGTCGGCGATGATGCCTGCGGGGAAGAACTGTGTCTGACGCCCCGACGGCAGCAAAATCGGCCCGGATGATTTCGCCAATAAGGACAATGAGTTAGGTGCGATTTCAGCCAAAAACCGGTTGAAACGGCCACCCTTGTGCGATTCGTGGAAGCCGAGCAGCTTGGCGAGTTCCTTGCGGACATAGCCGCGCTCACCGGTGGTAAGCACGACTGCTTCGCAATCGAGATCGCCGAAACGGACGACGCCATAGTGGCTGGCAGTGAGGGTCGATGTATTCATGGTCACCTCCTTACTGAGCCCATGCCGGCTTGCCCAGCACGGAAGGTGTAGCTGCAGCTGGTGCGCTCGCCGGAGCCTGCTGCACGTAAGTCGTAGGCGTAACTGGCGTGGGAGAAGGTGCTGACGCGGCAATGCCAGCCATTACTGCTTGGTATTGCGGGTGATCGGGTTCGATGACTTGCTTGACGACATTGCGCAGTTCGTCGCGATCATCTTTTTCCACGGCCACCTGAACAGCAAACACGAGGCCGTCGAGGTCGCCGAAGTCGTTGATGCGACGGACTGCTACTGCCTGCGGTGTGTTGTCATTCGGATGCACGCCACGTGCGCTGTTGAGCATCGCGCGGATCGTGGCCCTGCCCATATCCCGCCAGGTGTTGCCCTTGGGGCTCCACAGGCCGATGAGGCCGAAGAATTTGCGCTTCTGGTAGTCACCGGCGACCACCGTGTATTCGCAGTTGAGGTAGATCGAAGACGTGCGCTCCGACTGGGTCGGGGTGCCGTCGTGCCACCCTTGCGACGGATCGGTAAACCCACCGGGGCGGGTGGTTACGCGAACCTTGAGCAGGGTGTTTTGGGGGATCGGTTCGAAACCGTCGTTCTGACGCGGGGCGTCGTTAAAGTCGATAGCCATTTGGAGTCTCCTGATGCGTTATTGGGTGAGCTGGCCGAGGCACTTGGCGATCAGTCGGTCGAGCTTGGGTTCTTCGAAGGGATCGAGCTGTCCGGAGCGATCCTTGGCGGGCAGGCCGAGCGGGTTGTCCTGGTTGGTAACGAACATCCGCTTGGTCCCCGATGGGCTGGGCTGCAAGGTCAGGGTGACCAAGATGTCGATTACTCCTGGAAACTCGGCAGCCGTCTTGCCGCCTTCCAGCTGCAGCTCGTAGGACTTAACCCCCTTGTCATCGACCTTCTCGTTGAGGATGACGATGTAGATGAGGTGCTTGTCCTGGACGTGTTGGAGCACCGAAATGGCATTGACCATCTCGTTGGCCAGCAGGCCATACGCTGCCCTCATGTCCGGGCGGCCCTTCTCGGTGGTGGCTTGAGGCTGTGCCTTGGCCCACTGCAGGCACAGGCGAGAGAGCGCGGACAAGCTGTCGAAAACGACATACTGGTATCGCGCCATCCGCCCCGGGTCGCCGATCTCTTGGCACACGCGCTTGTAGTGAACCTCGGTGTAAGGCTGGCCTACTGCAGCAGTTGGTGAAGGGCCGGCAATGGCGACGACAAGATCGCGAAATTGGTCCCAGGTCTGCGGTCGATAAACCTCCCCCGGCCATTTGGCGATGGACAAATCCCCGTCCTCGATCTCGACGTGGAGCGTCGACTCGTGGGGCAGCGCCCAGATGAGCGAGGTCTTGCCGATGCCCGGGATACCGGCCACGCCGACCTTGATGCTGCGCTTGCGCGCCAGGCGCTCGGTCGCGTTGATGAAAGGCAGGCTCATTGCGCACCCTCCGTTTCGTCATCAACCGTGAGGGTAAAAACCGCCTTGCCTTCCTCGACAGTGCGCGCGGCGGCGAATTGCTGTTGCAGCGTCTGTGGCCAGTTCGTGTACCGCGACTCGGATACCGACAACTTGACGTCGATGTAGTCCTCGACCTTGTCGCCGGAGGAAACAATGCGCTCTGCCATTTCCTTCAGGACCGACTGATTCCAGCTCACCTTCTTGGGCAACTCGAACTTGACGTGTAACGGCCCGTCGCTGATGTGGGCGGTGCCGAAGTCGCGTCCGGATTCGCGCAATGCGGTGCGGGCCTGCTCGCCGAAACGTTGTGCCTTAGCGGCATCGAGCTTGGTGCGCAGTTGTTTGAGGTAGGCGATGGCCTCGTCGACGTGGCCTTCGGACTCCATGAAGTCACGAATCGGCAAGGACACCAGTTGGGCGACCGTCATGCTGGCGAGGTCTGCTGGATAGTGGGTAAGGTCTTTCATGGCCATCTCCTCAACCCGGAACACGTTCGGAGGTCGAGACGTAGAGGTGGCGCTTCTCGTAATCGAGCACGCCGTTCTCGCCGTCCAAGGGATAGGCCACCTTCTTCGAGAACTTATTGAAGACCGGGCCCCGGCCAAGACCGCGCCAGCGCGTGAGCGTCTTGGGGGACATGCCCCAGCGGCTGGCCAGCTCGGCTTCGCTCAGGAAGCGTCGCTCGGACAGAGCAGAGGATTGAGGGGTGGACATCGAGTTGAACCCGACGCCGGAATTGAGGCCCGGTTTGCCGCCGAAGCCTGGGGACATTGCCATTGAATAGGCCATTGCCTTGCTCCTTTCCCGTTCAGGGATTGGGGCGTGAGCGGTGGCCAGTCCTGTACTGGCCGTTAACGCCGTTTCACGCCTTCATCGGGGAAGGCGCTACATCCGGCGTAGCAACAGCTACTTTTGGCGTAGCGGAAAAGTTTTTTTCTCGGCCCTCCGCTAGCCGAGTGACGCGATCAACCGGCGTTGCTCATTCCAGTCGAAGGGCACCTTGGCCCGCAGGATCGCCTCCAGCGACACCGCTCGTGGGAGTGTTCCTTCGTAGGCGGCCTGGATGATGTCCGGGGCGAGAAGCGCCAGCCGCAGCAGTTCGTTGATCGTGGCGCGGTGGATGCCCTCGCGCTCGGCGATTTCCATCGTTGTGGCAACCGCCCCGGTATCGAGCAGTTGCTGCCAGTAGATGCCGCGCCCCATCGCCTTGAGCAGGGGCTGATCCTGCTCGGGGGTGAGCACGGGCGACGCGGTAACGGCAACCGGCTGGCTGACTCCGTCCGGGGCGACGATCACCTTCTTGATGCCCCGCTTCTTGAAGTGGAAAGGCACAAAGGTGGTGATCCGCACGCCGCCGCTGTCCAATGGATGGCGGCGCTCGTGGGGCAACCCGTCGCCGATCAGCTTTTTGGATGACCGATTCACGACGCCACCTCGATTTCCAACAACTCGCCGCCGATGGTGTCCGGCCTCAGTTCCCCTGCCAGTTCGCGCCATCCGGATTCGCGCCAGACGATGTCAACGCCGTCGGAGAGCAACTGGACACGCTCGATCAGTAGATTGACCAGGCGTACCTGCTCGGCAGGGAACAGTTGCCGCCAGACGTCGCCGAGGCGGCGCATGGCCAAGACGGTGGTCGGTTCATCGATCTCCGGGTATTTGTCGCAGACGGCATTCCAGACTCCTTGGATGCTCTCCGGTGACTGGAGCGCGCCCACCAGCAGGTTCACCACCACTTCCTCGATCTGGTCGGCCGGAATCATCCCGGTAGCACTGCTGCGGTAGCCGTACCGCTTGTCCGCCTTGGGGATGTAGTAGCGGTATTTCTTGCCCGAGGGTTTCTTGCTGTAGGTGATGTGGTACTTGCCGCCGTCAGGCCCATACATCAGGCCGCGCAGGAGGGCATCGGTTTTGTGGCGGGTCTGGGTCTTGCCCATCCGCTCGTGCGCATCTTCGGCCAGGATGGCCTGCACCCGATCCCACAGTTGCCTGCTGATGATCGGCTCGTGCTGACCCGCGAAAACTGCGCCCTTGTGGCAGATCTCGCCGACGTAGATCGGATTGCGCAGCAGCTTGGAGATGTACTTCTTGTCCATCGGCGTACCGTTACGCACGCCGCCGTTTTTCAAACGGTTGGGCTTGGTGGTAATGCCTTCGAGAGAGATTTCCCGGACGATGTCGGTGATGGAGCGCACCTCGGTGAATCGCGTGAAAATGCGCCTGATGATCTCGGCATCCTTTTCCTCGATGATGAGCTTTCGGTCTTTGACCTCGTAGCCCAGAGGCGTGTAGCCGCCCATCCACAGGCCCTTGCGCTTGCTGGCCGCGATCTTGTCGCGGATGCGCTCGCCGGTGACCTCGCGCTCGAACTGGGCGAAGGACAGCAGGATGTTGAGCATCAGCCGCCCCATCGAGGTGGTGGTATTGAACTGCTGCGTCACCGAAACGAACGACACCTTGTGCCGTTCGAACACTTCCACCAACTTGGCGAAGTCGGTCAGGCTGCGCGTCAGGCGGTCAATCTTGTAGACCACCACGATGTCGATCTGGTCGGCGGCGATATCGGCCATCAGGCGCTTCAAGGCCGGACGCTCCATGTTGCCGCCGGAGTAGCCGCCATCGTCGTAGTCGTCGCCCACCGGCATCCAACCCTCGGCGCGCTGGCTCACGATGTAGGCTTGGCCAGCTTCGCGCTGGGCATCGAGGGAGTTGAAGGACTGGTCGAGACGCTCGTCCGTGGAAACGCGTGTGTAGACGGCGCAGCGCTTTTTGGTCACGACGGTGTTCATTTCTCACCTCGCTTCGACTTGCCTTTGATGATTCCGAAGAACAGCGGCCCAGACCATTGGGTGCCGGTGATGTGGCGGGCGACGGCGGACAAGCTCTTGTAGCGGCGGCCCTCGTACTCGAAGGAGCCATCGGCCTGCGCCGTCACGCGGTGCTCACGGCTGTCAAATTCGCGCACCAGCACCGTGCCGGGCACGACCTGGACTTCGACACCGCGCTGGGTTTTGATGTTGGACTGGGCTTCGCCGATGCGGGCCATTTGCGTCTGCACCGCCAGCTTGGTATTCAGCGCTTCCTCCTGAATCTTGTAGGCAACGCGACCTTCGACGTAGGCGCGATTGTTGTGTGGTGGGCGGCGTGGGAAATACTTGTCCCAAATCGCCCACAGGTCGTTCATGGCCAGTCTGGGCAGATTGGCGATTTGAGCCGCCAAGGACGGGCCGGTTATTGGGATATTCATTTGCAAACTCCTTCTGTAGAGGGGTTTGTATGAAGGCGCTCGGGTGGCGAGAAGCCAAGTGGAATATCGCCGTCGTGTGGCAGGGTGGAGTGCAGGCGGGCAATGGCTGCTGCAATGATTTCTGCGGCTTCACGCGCCCGCTGGCGGGGGAACATCAATTCGGGGAGAGTTTGTTCGACGGT